ATTAAATACGAAAAATTGATTTATAAGCAAAAAGAAAAGAAAATTTTGAAACAAATGAAATTAGTAAAAAGAGAAATATTTAAATAAAAGTAAGAGGAGTAAATCCAAAGTCAGATGAGTCGAAAAAGTTACGGTCTAATTGTGCCCACGTGGGGGCAGAGAAAGGGATGTCAATTTCTCGCAGAGCTTCAGTCACTTTCCTTTCCAGCAGTTTGTACTGGTCAGGTCCATGTCCGTGCGCTAACTGCAAAGCAGCATGGCAGTTCTCAACAGTCGCAGCTGTGTTGTTGTTACTTTTGCGTATCCAAGCAGGTGTTTCTTGAACGCACTTCCAATCGAGGGCAGCAAGCCATTGTCCCTTGCGGGTAGGATGAGGAATAAAGTTACACTTTAGAAAAGTGGCTTTGTCCAAATCACAAAATGGTTCTGTTCCTGTTTTGGTGGCGTCAGTATAGCGGATACCAATAGAGGCAAAGTAATCAGACATAGTTTGATTGTTGAAGAACTCCGACACCTGGGGAGATGTCGCGATGACTAAATCATCGCCATAGACTACTATAGCAAGTAGTTCGCGGAGAGCACTGAGGGAGTTGAGGTGAGGCATAGGTCGAGTTAGGTGAAGCCAGGCTCGACAGATGTAGCGAAGGTTGACGTATGAGTTGGTAACGTCGGTTAGTGGAGAACCAGAAGGGCTTCCACAGAAAAGTTGGTAGAAGAGGTTATTAGCAAGGTGAATAGAGTTAGCAGCATCGAGAAGAAGGTTTGTGCGTATGTCATTATCAAGTTGTGTGTTTCCTTCCGCGTATCTATCGTACCAAGCATTAACAAGTCGAGACATTTGGAAAACGGCAGAGGGGTCAAGAGAAGGTCCAAAGGCTGAATAGTCGCCACAGATGAAATCATTTCCTTTTGATCGGAGGTGATTCACGAGTTCGGTGACATCAGGGCCATGGACGTTCATCCCAATCCCTACCATGTTTTCGAAACGTCTCGCCTTGAATGCGGATACGAAGGCGAGGAAGTATCGTCGGATTTCAAGAGTATATTCAAAAGAGGATCCATTAATCAGGCGGGTGTCTTTACCCTCCTTTAGGCGCTCGTCCTTCAGAAAGTCGGTGAAGACAGTCGTGGGACGTTTGCCGTCGAGGAGAGCTTGGTGGTAGG